CTGCGGATCAACGCCACCTGTCCAGGCTCCGTGCGTGAAGCCCCCACCACCTCCGGCGTGGATAATGCAACCGGCCCCCGACTGGCAGACACCGCTGAACGGGATTATTTCATCCTCAGAGAACGGTTGATGACAATGCAGAAGCAGCTGGAAGGGGCGCAGGAATATATCCGCACTCAGTGCACTAAGCTGGCTTTTTATTATCCGGAGGATATATGAAGAAATTACTGGTAACCGTAAAGCCTTTTCAGGGAACAATTCTGTTCCGTATTTTGCAGCGTGGTCGTGTTCTTGTTGAAGGTTCGTTCAGTGGTAAATGTACGCAATTACACTCCCGGACCTTTCAGGTGAATGCCACGAATGAAGAGCTAACCGTTGAGTGTACGATGAATGCCGCTAAATGCCGCATGGTATCCGCTGCATTACAGCCAGTGTGTTGAGCGACCTTATTATCCATGCGCGGTATTGTCGCCGTATTCCCGCATTAACAGAGACCGCAGCCCGACCGGGAGACTCCTCTTCGCGAGTGTGCGGGGATAATCAAAAACGATACACACCGGGGTTTACCGCGTTAACGGAGCGCGGCGTTGCCCCTCATAGTCGCCTGTCCGGTGCGATGGTGGAAGAAGCCGGACGATGTGTTACCTCGCAAGCCCTGTTATGTGTCTGATTTGTGATTTAAGTCGGATAATTGTCGTTGCCATCAAGCAGAGGATTGATGACCGACAGGGTGGCATTGTTAGAATAAGACTTATTCTTATCTGTGCCGGGAATGAAAATGAAAAGAAATCTTCCGTTAATTATTTTGTTGTCTTCTCTGGTTATGGGCTGTACGCAACATAAAACAGATATGCCCCGACAGTTGGTTAAGGCATTACCACAATATCCGGCCTATGCAGCGGCAAATTATATAAAGGGACGGGTTGATGTGAAGTTTGATATTGGTGCTGATGGTACTGTCACCCGAATTGAGTTTATCCGTTCAGAGCCGCACCATCTGTTTGATGAGCAGGTTGTAAAGGCGATGGCAAAATGGCGATTTGAGAAGGACAGGCCGCGTAAAGGCGTGAAGAAAACGTTTATCTTTAGTCCTTCTGCACCCTGATTATTTCATCAGAAATTAATTATCACTCTGTTGTTATTCTGTACATTCCGGCTGGGTAAGTCTTGTTCCGCCGGGTATGAAGATGAAATATTGTTGGAGGACAGTGGGTGCCTGCTCCTGTAACCGAACGTTCATTTCTCGTTATTTGTCATGCTGGCCGGACGCAGATGCGTTGCATCTGTTGCCAGCCTTCTCCTGCAGGCTTCAATAACCCACGCTGAAAAGTTACCGGAACCTTTATGTTCAAGGGCGATGTTGATCTGTTCAATCATGTGATTGGGGAAACGGATATTGCGGGTTGTGGTTCTGCGGGTCCGGTTTTTCGATGACATATTTATTTCCTTTACTGATTGCCATATGACGGGGATTTTACATGGCTGAGCTTCGTACACTCCAGAGCAGAATCAAAACACTGAATACCCGACGGGTGAATATTCTGAAGGGTGAACAGCGTCGTGTCAGTGGCAGTGCACGTGTTTCCCTCAAGCGTCATATCTGGCTCAGGGATGCCGGGCAGTGCTGTCTCTGTGGTCGTGTGGTTGACCTCTGTGACAGTGAACTCGATCACCGCATTGCACTTCAGTTCGGTGGTGGTAATGAGGAGACGAATCTCTGGACGCTCTGTACCGAATGCCATCGACAAAAGTCTGCTCGTGAAGCGGCGGGTGGTATGCCGGACCCGACGCTGCCGGAGGTGTCCGGAGGTAGTGGCAGAGCGGACGACATCATCGGACTGTAACCCGAGCGGGGGGGTATCATCCGGCGTAAAAAACGATCGCTCCGGACACCGCGCCCCCTCTCATGCAGAGAAAAAATTCCTGTTTCAGGGCAGTTAACATGTTAACTGGCTGCCCGGGCATTTTTTCGGTTTTTATCTTTATTATTCAGTTTGTTGTGCGAAAAAAATGTTAACTGGCTTTTTCAGCAAATGTTAACCAGGCAGCAGTTAACATTTGCGGCATGAGACGCCGGGAAAAATGGGCTGAACCATACCCGGCTGAGTGCGTTATGGACCCGGGAGGAGGCTGTGCTGACAACGCAAAAACGAAAATTTGCGCTGGCGCTCATGTCCGGGAAAAACAAAACAGCGTCAGCCATTGCCGCCGGTTATTCGGCGAAGACCGCCAGGGTTAAAGGCTCGCAGCTGGCAAAAGATCCGGAGGTGCTCGCGTTTATAGCCCGTAAACAGTGCGAAACGGTGGAGGTGGATGAGGTTCCTGTTTACCGGCAGAAAAAATCAGAGCAGGAGGATAAACCCCGTCGCCGTGAGGTGGCTGCAATACCACAGCCGGACGAAAAAAATCCGGAGATGCCTCCGCCCGCGGTGATATCTCATGGTATTGAATATATGGAGGATGGTCTTCCCGATCCGGTGAAAGCTATGGGGCAGATCCTGGTGGAAAACCTGATAATTGACCCGAAACTGGCACTGGATGCGGCCTGGCGACTGGCGCAGTTCACACACCATAAAAAAGGCGATGCCGGTAAAAAATCGGCAAAAGGTGATGCCGCGAAAAAAGCGGCTAACCGTTTTGCGGTGCCACCACCTCCCCGGCTGGTGGTGAATAACCAGAATGAGGAAAGCGGATGATACCTGTATGGAGCACGGCATGTCCGGACTGGGCAGAGCGCCTGAAAAAGGGGCTGTCGATTATTCCGGCTCCGATTTATCCGGACCAGGCTGCACATGCACTGGCGATTTTTAAACAACTGCGGATTGTGGATGCACCGGGTAGCCCGACATTCGGGGAGTCCTGTGCACCGTGGGTGTTTGACCTGGTGGCGGCCCTGTTTGGCTCCTACGATGCGCAGACCGGTGTTCGCCATATCAAGGAAGTGTTTATCCTTATCCCCAAGAAAAACTCGAAGTCCACGCTGGCCGCGGGGATCATGATGACTGCACTGTTACTGAACTGGCGGCAGGCGGCGGGTTACACGATTCTGGCCCCGACAGTGGAGGTGGCAGCCAACGCCTTCAACCCTGCCAGGGATATGGTACGACGGGACGATGATCTGGATGACCTCTGTCAGGTGCAGACACATATCCGGACCATCACCCACAGGGTGACGGACACCACCCTGAAGGTGGTGGCAGCCGATCCGAATACGGTGTCCGGTATCAAGTCCGTGGGGACGCTGATTGATGAACTGTGGCTGTTTGGCAAGCAGTACAAGGCGGAGGACATGTTACGTGAAGCCATTGGCGGGCTGGCTTCACGTCCGGAAGGGTTTGTGGTGTACACAACCACCCAGTCAAATGAGCCGCCTGCCGGGGTGTTCAGGCAGAAACTGCAGTACGCCCGGGATGTGCGCGACGGTAAAATTCATGATCCACATTTTCTGCCGGTGATTTTTGAGCATCCTCCTGAAATGGTGGAGAGCGGTGAGCACCTGCTGATGGAAAACCTCGCCATGGTTAACCCGAATCTCGGTTATTCGGTGGATGAGGCCTTTCTGTACCGGGAGTATCGTAAAGCCCGGGAAGCCGGGGAAGAGACTTTCCGCGGTTTCATGTCAAAACACGCCAATGTGGAAATCGGTCTTGCCCTGCGTTCTGACCGCTGGGCAGGGGCGGATTTCTGGGAGCAGCAGGGCAGGCGCGTCAGCCTGGACGATATCCTGCAGCGCGCTGATGTGGTGACGGTGGGGATTGACGGCGGGGGCCTGGATGATCTGCTGGGAATGTACGTGACTGGCCGTGACAGGGAAACAGGTTTTGGCTCCTCTGAGCCAAGAGCCTCTTTGCCTAGCTGCTCGCGGTCGTTTCCATCCCAGCGTGTTTCCGTTTTCCAAAGGCCACGCTCCAGATGCCCCATCCATGCTGTTTGTTTGAATACAGGAGATTCTGGATTGGTTAGCCCCTCAACGGTCGAACGCAGAATATTCTCTTCTGCTTTGCGATACCTCAGATAATTCTCTGCTCGTGTTTGCAGATGCTCTAATGATTTGTAATTATTGTTGGAAAGTGTGATTTGTAGGAATGATCTCACAGTTATCGGCGAGTCAGCACCTGGCCGATAAGGTTGAGTTCCTATGTGGGCTTGGCTACACAATCCATCCTTCAGAGTATTACTGTCAGTTGTATATATACCGATTTGTGAATCGCTTACAACTGGTTTGATTCTGTTCGGCATATCACTTGACGGTTTATTATTTACGTTTTCATCATTTGGCCCAGTTGTGAGGAGTCCAGAAATACATCTTTGACTTAATTCGGGCTTTGCTGCAAACATATCTGCTATTCCTTATTTTATAAATGCATTTCCCAATTCTGGTTTGCATACATTTCTTGTGGCTAAAATAAACACTTGTTATCAATTTTGCAACCGTATGTTAACAAAATGAGTTGCTATACCGATAAAGGGACACTTTTGCTTAGTTAACCACACCATTTTCTTCGGACATAGGAAATTCCCGGCATGTGGACGGGATTTTAGTCAGTGAATAAACCAGTCGTCCGCTGTTTCCCTGGCTTCCTGAAGTGTTTCCTGTACAAATTTGTGTGCGGACTCTTTATCTGTGGCTCTTAAAATAGTGAGTCCATCATTACTGGCAGATTTGATGATGATTTCTGCATTGTCATATCGTTTCCTGATACGGCGCAGCATTTCCTGTTGCAGGGCAGGAACAGAACCTTTTGGCATTTTGCTGATTTTTTCTTTAGCGATACAGCTCTCAACACGCATAACACCCTCCTGTAACTGTGGTTATGTACAGGTGTTATTTTTAGTTGTATAGATAACCAGTGTCAATTGCTGATATTGTCTATGGGGCATCAATGGGGCATCAATGGGGCATGTATGGGACACTTTTTATAGGCGAAATCCGTCGAAGTTCGTCGACATCGAAAACGAATTATCTGTCCAACCCTTGAAAATCGGCGCTCCTGGACGATCTTCGTTGATTTTTAAAAATGTTGCGTCACGCGCGTAACGTGACAGGGTTAATATCACAAAGCAACGCCACTTCACCAATTGTGTAAAGCGCCATCGTCTCACCCTTGCTCGCGAGGTCCCGGTTTAACTTTAGACGCAGTTTTGCGAACCAGGTAGTTTTGCCCGTTTTTTGTGCATCTATAGGGTGATTTTATTTTTGCCAGGCGATTTTGAGTGATCGTACTCACGAATTCTCATTTTTCTGCAAGAGTTCAAAGAAAGTTAAACGCAAGCAATGTATGTTACGCGTTTTAAAGGGAAGTGTGGTTTGCGGGT